CTAATCAGGCTAGTCTGGTAGTGGCGTGTCTGTCCGCAGGTGCCAGGCGAATGTAAAGACTGACTAAGCATGTAGTACCGAGGATGTAGGAATTTCGGACGCGGGTTCAACTCCCGCCAGCTCCACCAATCATGATTGGACAGTGCAAGGACAGCACCTTATAAAACAGGAAGTTAGTCGTCACGGTAGGACACTGACCAGACAGTAACGTGACAAAAAAGGATACGCAAAGGAGCCGCGGTTCCTGAGTAACTCAAAAGCCCGCTGATGCGGGCTTTTCGTTATCTAAACATGAATGGCAGATAAAAAATGATTTCGATGAAAGAAGCGTTTAGTTACGTAGCAAAGCATACTAGAGATCTGTACCCTTCTGCTCATGATATCCGTTTGGAGGAAATCGACCACGTTCATCCCTCGGATTCTGCAATTGAGGTTACAGTCAGCTTCCTTGTTCCTGCAGAGTCTGGAATGCCAGGTTCCGCCTTGTCATCAATTATGTCTGCAGCTGCTTCCCAAAATCGGATTTTTAAAAAAATTACTATAAATTCTGAGAACGGAGATCTTATCCGTTTACAAATGTTTAAGTAGAAAGCAGCGATGACTCCGAAGCCAATTCTTATTGATACCAACTTGCTTTTGTTGTATCTCATTGGAATTTATTCGGAAGAACTTATTTCGAAAACCAAAAGGTTGAAACTTTATACTGTGGAGCAGTTTAGGTTATTACGTGCTTTTCTGGATAACGCTCCTAAGGTGTTGATAACTTCAAACATTTCTACAGAAATTAGTAACTTGATGGACCTAGGCGGAGACTATCGAAAGGGATTCTTCAAAGCATTTGATACTTTTCTACAAAATCCAGTGGTTGAAGAAATACAATTAGAAAGCAAGTTGGTTTCTTCAAGAAAAGAATTTACTATATATGGGTTAACCGACGCTGGAATAAATAGTCTTGCCAAAAAATATTTAATACTGACGGACGATGCTCGGTTATATGATTACTATTGTAAAAATATTTGCACCTCAAAAAACCCTGATAATGAGATAATAAATTTTTATCATATAATTCAGTACACTTGGAATTGAACGCCATCATGGGGTGTCGGAGGTTCAAATCCTCTCGTGCCAACCAAAATTCCCTAAAAAACCAACTCATTGCGGTTGGTTTTTTTACGTCTACGATTTAGCGATGGTAAAAAGATGGCAAAAGATGGTAAAACCCCTGACAATGACCCGGGTGAAATTCCCATTCTTGCGTCACTTGGTTTCATCAACGTAAGACATGAAATAAAGTAAAAGCTCATTATAACTTCTTGAGCTTTTTGCTCATGGGTGCGCACCCAACCCCTTCCCATTCAGCGAACAATCAATAGATCCGAAAAGCGTGTCGTGTATCGCGGCGACAGCATGTCCCGTTTCATCTGCCACTGCTGCTGGATGCCCTGCCCCGCAAAAAATAACGTTCCCTTTCCGCCTTTGGCGTTGAGCTGATCCAGCACTTCCATCAAGTTTTCGCTGTTTCGCCGCGGCGCCGCGTCGTCGAACAGGTTCAGTTGCGCCACGCCCTGGCTGAAAAAGTCGCCAAGCATAACGCCAGCCTTCTGGTACCGGTGGCCGTCGCGCCAGATGTTGTCCAGGCAGCGCACCGCCGCGTTGATGATGTCGCGGGTATCCTGAGTGGGCGTGAGAAGTTTTACAGACACGCTGTTGCCGTAATACGGCTCGTTGATGGCGAAAGGCGAGGTTTTAACAAAAGCGGAAATATAGCGGCAGTACTGGTGCTCGCCTCGCAACTTCTCCGCTGCGCGTGCAGCGTGGCTGCAGATGGCCTGATGCATCTGCTCGTATTCCGTTACGCGCTCACCAAACGAACGCGAGCAGACGATTTCCTGTTTTGCCGGCGCGAATTCTTCCAGCTCCAGGCACGGCTCGCCGCGCAACTCCCGCACGGTTCGCTCGAGCACGACGTTAAAATGCTTCCGGATAACCCATGTTGAGGTGTCAGCCAGTTGGCAGGCATTGGTGATACCCATTGCGGCCAGCTTTTTGCTGATGCGCCGCCCCACACCCCAGACGTCCTCAACGGGCACGAGCGACATCAGCCGGCGCTGGCGATCGACATTCGACAAATCAACGACGCCGCCGGTCTGCCGTTGCCACTTTTTCGCGGCGTGGTTCGCCAGCTTCGCCAGGGTTTTTGTCTGAGCGATGCCGACGCCCACGGTTAGATGGGTATTCTGCAAAACCGTGGCTCGGATTTCCCGCCCGAAATCTTCCAGGTTCCGGCAGTTCCGCACCCCGGTCAGGTCGCAAAATGCCTCATCGATTGAATAAATTTCGACGCGGGGGCTCATGATTTCCAGCGTGGTCATCACCCGGTTTGACATATCCGCGTACAGTTCATAGTTGCTGGAGAACGTAGCCACGTTATAGCGCCGGAACAAATCCCGCTGTTTAAAGAACGGCTCCCCCATAGTGATCCCGATTTGTTTCGCCTCGGCACTACGGGCAATAACGCACCCGTCGTTATTCGAAAGAACAACGACGGGCCGCCCCTTTAAATCAGGTCTGAACACCGTTTCGCACGAAGCGTAAAAGCTGTTCACATCGACCAGAGCAAACATCAGTTTGTCGCTTTAACGATGTATGTCACCACGCCGAATACATCCAGCGTGTCCTCGCTGCCCACGAAAATGGGCGCGTAAGCGCTGTTCATGGGATTAAGCTGCACCGTCGGGCGCAATTGCAGACGTTTGACGGTAAACTCTCCGCCCACCGCCGCGATCACGATATCCCCGTGTTCCGCCGTTCTGGAGCTGTCCACCACCAACAGGTCACCGTCACTAATTCCCGCCTCAACCATTGAGTCTCCCGCTGCTTTCACAAAATACGTCGCGCTGGGATGCTGGACCATCAACTCATTCAGATCGATGCGTTGTTCGACATAATCTGCGGCGGGAGACGGAAACCCGCACTGGACGAGGTCTCCGAAAAGGGGCAGCGCGACAATCGCGCGCAATTCTGCTGGTGTGTAAAATTCCATAAAAATCGGCTCCTGATAATTATACTGTTTTTATATACAGTAGTTTCAATCATTAAGCCGATCAATATCGGGTTTAACTATCAATTTCAGCGGCAGGCGTAACGGGCTGAATTAATTAGCGATGAGCCCCTCAACAATTTTCTTCAGCTCCTCAAGGTTTGATTTAAGTGTTTCTATTTCAACCTGCTGTGATTCAATTTTGTTCTGCTGCGCTTCGTTTTCATCCATCAGGGAAATAATGGCTGCATGGTGAACAGCAGCCAGAACGCCGGAGTCACCTGCCTGCACGGATAAGGCATTCTTAACGATGGTACCGTCCCTCAGCTCAATATCGCCTGAGGTAACCTGTGCCTCCGGGTAATCCTCGTACAAGCCCTCAGCAAGAACACCAATACCGAAACGCCCGTCAGCATTTTTGGTTTTCAGCCGCCAGGTACATGCGCGGATTTTCCGCATCGTTTCACGCGGGTTCTGGATGTCCTCAACGTTTTCCTTAATTTTAATGGTCGAGCCGCCGTTAACCCAGTTCCCGGTCGCTGTTGCGTTGCCTGTCGTCGCGTTGAAGCGCCACTGTGCCGGCGTGGTGCTGGACTCATACGTCCAGGACAAAACATATTCAGGATTATTTGCATTGGCCCATGCCGACCAGGTAAACGCACCACCATAATTACCGGCCCAGTACATTTTGAAGCTGATGTGGGGATACAGATATCCCGCACCGGGAACGTTCATTTGCTCAAAATAGAGTCCGTAATTTTTATTTCCTGCGTAGAGTGAATCAAAGCTGCCTGCCGTTGCGTTTTCCCTGCCGAACGCGCTGGTTAGCGACCCACCGCTTTTACCGCCGATGGTATTCAGGCGCAAATCGTTACCCTGGCAAACTGAGCCCGCAGTCGTGCCGTACGCAACACCCATAGCCGTGCGCGCTGCCGCAGGTGTCGTTGCTCCTGTGCCGCCGTTTGTCACAGGAATGATATCTGCACTCGTCCAAATCTGACGAACAGCAAAAATTCTGGAACCCTTGCTGCCAGAAATTCGAATCTGATATCTCCTGAAAAGGGAGTTAGTGACATGGGATAACCAGCATTCGACCGTGGCAATAGATCCGTCAACACCGATTACATTGAAACATACCTGCGTCGTGCCCCACCCTGTGGTATCAATTCCTGACGGGGTGTTGGTCATATTGCTGGCAGCTACGGAGAATTCCTGTCCACTGACAAAATCAAACTGGTTCCAGTCCATTGATGCCAGAGCGGACATACTGGTAAGTCCCAGCCCCAAATCATTCAGTGCCTTTGTTCCAGGTAGTTCCCATGGTGACCAGGTGGTACCGGATAATGTACGTTGCCAGGTGCGGTTAATGTTCGCAGCACCAGTGGTGATATTGGTGTACCGCTGAAGCAGTGAGTTTGTGCTGGTTCGTAAAATAACCTCGCAAATGCCGTTGGCCACACCAGCCTGACCCGGCGATACAGGCCCGTTTGTCGCAGCTGCTGTAACTGACCAGGTGCCGGGAGACAACAAGGAATTCAAATCGCCTTCATAATATCCGGGACGCGAGTTCACACCGACAAGATTCCAGTCACCCCACGGACCGTCATTTCCGTTCCACGCAGCCGTCAGGGAGCGCACATATACGTTGCCGTTACGCACGGTATACCGCTGCGTTCCGCCAAACTGCCCCCCCGCTAATACTTCAAGAAATCCAACAGCATTCGGTTCAGGGAAATTGCTTCCTGGCTGCGCATTATTCGATGTGCCCTGCATCCATATACCGGTGAAAGCTGCGGTGGGCCCGTAATTGTTCAGGTTAGCCGCTGCAGGAAGCGCGCTCCGGACCTGCTGAGACGTTCCGACCAGCGCCGCCATTTTCTGCCATCCTGGTCCGGTGACGGCGGGCATGCTGCTGGCAAGCTGGACAGTGATATCGCCCGGTGCCGTATAGAAGTTTGTCCACACGCCCTTCTCTGTAAGCAGACCACGCAGTGCCTCGGTCGACTGTACGACCAGTTCGGCGGTGACCTGGTTCATCGTTTTACGCGGTACCGCTGCCCACGCTGCGCCGGTGGTGGTCGGCCCGGTGAACGGGCTGACGAGCGTGGCCGCTGTATTGCTGGTCACCGTATCAACCGGCAGGGTGTACAACACGCCGCCGATGGTGGTAACGATGAAATCGCCTGGTTTTAAATCTGTGGTGAATACAGTGCTGGTACCAACAACCGCTGTTGAGTTGTTTGTGAGTTTGAGGGTTCCTGCGGACATAAATCCTCCGAAATTTGGGCATAAAAAAGCCCCGACCATTGTCGGAGCTATTATCTTTTGCTCCAGGTTGCCCTTACTTCATGGTAACTTCAGGCGCAACAAAGGAGTGGGTAATGAAAAAAATAATTTTGGGTTTAATTTTATTGCCTTTTGCATCTTTCTCGGCTTCGATCGCCGATATGCAAAGGGAATGTGAAAAGATGTTTGATAAATTCCCTGACATGGCTTCTTGCGTTACCAGGAAAGTGAAATCAGACGATTTTGTATACAGCAGTCCACAGGCGCGAACTTATGTTGCTACTGCCGTCAATCTGTCAGGTAAGGTTCGCCGGGGAGAAATGTTTGATGACGAAGCCGCCCTTGCACTTCAGGAAAAGTACAATCAATTAAACACTGAATATGTGAATGATGTTAAAACTGCGCAGGATCCATTTGGCACATATTTAAAAAAGCGTCTGGATAATGCAGGTAAGATAGTGGTTGATGTGCATAACAAATAACTATCCCTGCTCGTTAGCCGCATACGATTTATAAATTTAATCGTATGCGGCTGTGTTAATCGCAGTCAGGACAATCCCTGTATTGCTCCCTCCCGCAGGGCTACCCTGCCCAATCTGATTACTCACAGCATTTATTCGGGTGTTCGCGCCATCGAACCGGCAGCCCGTGTATGCCATCACGCTGACAATGACGGGCTGCCCCTGGACCATTGTTTGCCACAATGACATTCCCAGCGTCGCGGGTGCGACCGCCCAGGAGCCGGAGAGCGTCTGGGCGATATTGATCCCCCCGCCTGCGCCTGGAGTGCCGACCGTCGCTAAATCAGACAGCACCCGGCTTTCATTGGTCAGCACCAGTTTCCCGGCGGCGTCCCAGATGGCAAAGCCCCATGCAGGTAAGGACTGAGGAAAGATTGCAAAAATATACGCGGTCAATGTGTGCGGTGTGTTTGCGGCACCTACCGGCGTACCGGACGACACCCGAATCACGCCGCCAACTCGTCCGGCATGTGTAAACGTTGGCGCGTCGGTATTTGAAACCCGACAAAATGCGATTGCCGGATATGAGGGGTCGATCGGTATTTCGGCTGAGGCCACACCATTACTTCCTGAATTAACCACCACTTTCCGGTATAAACAAAACGGCGTTGACTGCGGTGTAACGAAAGGGTTTCCGTTATCCAGCAGGATCATTGCACCATAATCAGCCACTTAAACCCTCTCCATAAATATAACCAGCTCGCATGCTGAGGCCGGATAATTGCCGGGCCCGATCTCGCTGGCCGGCGACAGCGAGATGGTATTTCCCGACGCCACAATATGTCGTCCCACCTTTGTTCCTCCGTTATCGAGCGAAACAACATATCCGAGCTTAAACCCGGCGGGGACCGGGAATGACCAGGAGCCGCTGGCCTGCCCTTCTGCCAGCGACACCATGCCGACGACCGATACCGGCTTTATGCCGTAGTTATTGGGACGACCTGCACCGTCCCACGTTTGTACGCCAAACGCCATCAGTACACCCCGTCAAGGTAGCCAATCTGAACACGCAGAACCCCGTTAGCATCCCGCACGCTGATTTTCTGGTTGGTCTGCTTCATGGAGCCCTGTCCGGGTACCGAGCCGTTATTCTCGAAATTACCGCCCTTATCCAGTCGCCAGCCAACAACGCCAGCCTGATAGTTATTCGACTGAATAAAACTGCCGATCTTCGCGTTCGTGATGGTTCCGTCCTGAATAAAGCCGGAGCTGAGAAACACCTGGCCGTTTACGATGGCGAACGGCGAATACTGCACACCGCCCTGTCCGGACAGCATCACGAACTGATCGGCAGAAATCGCCACGCGGGTTTTCACCCCGGAACCGTCAGCGATAACCGCGACTGACAGCCCGGCGTCGTAGTAATTGCCATTAAATTTCACCCCTGTTTTCAGGGTGTAAATTGCATTGGCGCTGGCAGCGTCTGTATATGCGGTCATTTTTTCGTTAATGGCGGCCTGCTGATCACCGAACTTCGTTGCAACCTGTTGCTGATATTGCGCGAATGCCTGATCCGCGCTGGCCTGAGCATTCTGAATGGTGGTGATGCTGCTGTTAACACCGTTAAAATCCGCCGCGACGGTGAGGCGGTATTCAGCAAACGCTTCATCCGCTGTTGCCTGCGCCGTTTTAACCTCGTTGATTTCCGCCGTGTTCTCACCAAACTGCACGGCCACCAATTCCTGGAACTGCGCAAAGGCTTTCTCTGCATCGGCCTGGGTGATTTTTACCTGTGAAATCTCAGCGCGGGCGGCTCCCACCTGCTCATACTGGATCTGCGCCCCTTCCACCTGCGCCAGTGTCAGTTGCATCTGGCCCGCCAGGTTAAAATCGATCTGCTCAGTCAGGCGCTTGCCGTCCTCCGACGTCAGCAGGTCTTTGGCAATATCTTCCAGATAGTCTGACGCCTGGTCGTTGGCCATTCCCCTGATCCAGTCCGTCCAGCCCGACTCGTTTCCGGTTTTGTCGACCAACTGAGCGCGGTACCAGAAAATCTGCCCGGCACGTAACCCGAGCTGGGTGTACTCCGCCTGCGGGTATGGCACATCAGAAAGCAACAGCGGGTCGGCGTGGTCTTCGCGTGGCGTGTACTGAATTTCCGTTTTCAGCGTGTCTTCCGTATTGGCAGGGAAAGCCCAGTTCAGCCGGATGCCCCAGTTGATGCCGGTTGCTGTAAAGTTGATCGGCTTCGGCGGGTTGCCCACCTTGCCCGTCAGCGATTTCTCAGACGAGTATCCCCAGCCGCTGGATATCTCCGCCGCATTGATAGCGCGCACGCGAACGAGATAACGCCCTGCATAGATGCCAGGCACTTCAAACGAGGTGGTCGAGCTGCGCGGAACGTTCACCCAGTTCCCGTCGTTGCGCCGCCACTGTGCTTCATAAGCAATGGCGTTGGGTGCCGGGTCCCAGCTGGCGCGCATCGTTTCAATGCTGATGCCCTGATTCACCACCGAGTAAGAACTGATGGCGATATTTTCCGGTGCGAACTGGCTGCCCGGCGGGATCACGCTTACCGGGCGCTGGTCAATGATGGCGCCGGTATCAATGCGGGCATACTTATCCGGATCGTGAAACGCGCCGGAAATGGTGAATGTCCCGTCATTGTTGTCGCTGACGCTGACCACCCGGTACTGCTGGGCATACAGCTCGTCAGATTCGACCACCCAGACGCTTTCGGCCTGCGGCGTTTCGCTGTAGGCGATACTGACAGTGACGGCCTGACCATTAACCGCCTGGATCGTCCGGGCCTGTGATGCGCCGGACGGCAGGTTAAGAATAAGCCGATCACCAAGCTTTGCATCCGGCACGCGGTCAAGGGTAATCACCCGGCCATTAACCGAACTGATGCGTCCACCTGTCACTTTTCCGGAGAGCATTTCATCAGCGACGGCGATGATGTAGCCCGGCTGCGGGATGTTACCGTCCAGGCCAACAGAGAACGTGACGATTCGGTCCTTATTGTTTGTCAAAATACCCCAGCGCCCCTTGCGGTTTGCCTCACTCTGCCGGGTACAACCAATCGCGGTCATCTCGAGTTGATTAAATCCGTAGCGCGCAACCAGCGGTTGCTCAAACACGGGCTCCATGGCGTCAGCGTAGCCGTTGGCCGGGTCGGAATACGAGACCAGCGCCGTGGTGTAACGCGTTTTCGTGGTGCTGCTCGAGTAAACGAATTCGCCGTTGACCACGTTGGCGCGGGTGTAGCTGTAATCAATGTCACGTGGCATATCCGCCAGCGCCACAATCTGGTTACCGCCCCAGTACGTCATGCCACGGAAGATGGCGGCAAAGTCCCGCAGCACGGTATAGGCTTCGTTGCGGTCCTGCACATAGACGTTGCAGGTGTAGCGAGGCTCAACGCCGCTCCCGCCCTTCCCGTCCGGTACCATCTGATCGCAGTACTGCGCCACCTGGTACAGCGTCCATTTATCGATATTCGCCGCCGTCAGGCGATGGCCCAGGCCAAAGCGGTCGGCGACCACGATGTCGTAAAATATCCACGCCGGGTTATCCGTCCAGGCCCATTTAAACCCGCCCGTCCAGGTCCCGGTATAGGTTCGCGTTACCGGGTCGTATGTATCAGGTACACGGATCACGCGCATCGCCGGTTCACAGGAAATCTGCGGAATGCTGCCGTTAAACTGGCTGGAGTCAAATTCGATGTACAGCAGCGCGGTGTTCGGATAGCGCAATTTTGCGTCGATGACTTCCGTGTAGCTCTGCAGCGTCATGGTGTCGCCGATTTTGGCGCTGTTGGCATCCGGCGTTAATTTGCGAAGGCGCAGCGTCCAGGTGGTACCGGCGCGCGGCAGGTCGATACGGTGGCTGCGCTCATAACCCGACGTCGTTTTACCAGTTACCGCCGTGTTAATCACAGTCTGCCAGGCTCCGCCATCTGTCTGCAGGTCAACGGCATAGGCCACTGAATTACCCACCAGATCCCCGTCATCCTCCTGGCGGTACAGCGACGGCCATTTGAGACGCAGGCGAACGGCAGAAAGCTGAGTGTTGGTAAACGTGCGTGTCCAGGCGGTGGCGCTGGAAACCTGCGTGCCAACGCTGATTTCATTTTCAGACCCCGGCATGCCCTGAATATACGGCTGCGCCTGGTTACCGGGGCGGAATTCCCAGGCGACGCCGGAAAAGTTTTGGGAGCCGTCAGGATTTTCCAGGGGCGTGCCATCCAGAAAAATATTACTGCCCGTCAGCCCACCAGCAAATTCCCCTTCACCCAGGGCAATCAGGATTTTGGCTTTTGCCACCGACTGCAGATCGTCCGGCTGTTCCGTGGGCGTGCGTTGTTTAGAGTCGCCGCCTTTGCGCCCTTTAATATGTTTTGCCATGTTGCGCCCATAAAAAAACCGCCAGGCGGCGGTAACAGTGAGGGAATAATCAGTGAAGGGTTATTGCTGATCTTCGACGTAAATACCGGCGGAAATAATCGCGCCACCAATACGGCGCTTTCCGTAGCCAATGGGTACCGGATAACCTTGTGCGGCTGTATTCGTTACGCCACCAAATGCATAGGATGCACGGTTATCTGCGTCTTGTTTGCTGGCGAGTCCGGCGGGCTGAGGGGATAACATCTGAATAACTCCGCCTGCCATCAAACCAATACCAGCACTAACCATTGCTCCACCAACTGGAGAAGCCCAGCCGTAGGAAAGCCCAGTTACAATGACACCAACGACTACTAAAACGGCACCAAGAATTGTCTGTAGAACGCCTGCTTTTTTACTACCAATTATTACAGGGACGATACGAATCACTTCTTTTGTAACTGGAAAACCAAGATCATCTACACCAATATTTTTTTTGCCAAGGAACACCGCATAGGTTAAGCCGCGACGCTGACTGGTGATCATAAATTGCTCAAAACCTTTGATCGTTGCGGCTAGCGCACGTGGAGCCTCATGAATAATGCTAATAAGCCGATGATGAGTTTTTCCAAAAGTCTTACCTAAAATACCGCTCAATTCTATTTCAGCCATTACTTCTTGCATGATTACTCCCAAAATAAAAAACCCACCATTGGTGGGTTGAGTGGTTAATACTTAACTCATTCTAAAGGCAAGGGCTTTACATCTACATTCCCGCTTGGATCAGCAAAAAGCCGTACTGCTTTGGTTTCACCGGTTTTGAGCTGCACATAACTCCCGGCGGGTATTGCATCAGAAATACAAAGTTTACCCTCACCTTTTATTGCCACACTCCACTCTCCTGCTTTTAATTTAAAAGTAGCTTTCTCTCCAGGATTAAGAATGGCCGACTTTTCATTATTGAGATACACGCCTGTATAACAACCGCTACCTAAATATCCCTTATCGCGAACAACAATAAGTGTTGAATCAGTGCTTGGTGTGTTGTTTTGATATTTTAATAATCTTTCAGGTGGAGCTTGCTTCGCTTGGCTGGGAAGAACGGCTTCAGTTGCACACCCAACTAAGCCAAACAACGCCGCTGCAAACAGAATTTTTTTCATATCCTTATCCCCTTTTGGTTTGGAGAAAGGTTAGCACAGAGACTTATGGCGTAAAATCTTCATGGTTCGCTCCATCCAGTAACCGCCGTACGGCACTCGCTGGCTGAGGTGTCCGTATAGATGGTGAAGCAGTATGTTGCCTTCCAGCAATATCCCGGCGTGATTCCACTTATTCGACTGCACCTGCATGATCACCACATCGCCCGACTGCGGCGCGCCGGTGAACTCACGAAACCCGCATTCGAACCAGTTATCCTGATAAAGGTTGTCAGGGTATTGATCTTCCCACCAGGCATAATCGACGCGGTAATCCGCCAGCTCTATACCGTAGGTCTGACGGTAGAAACTCATCACCAGCCCCCAGCAGTCGTAGACGCCGAGCACGAACGGACGCTCAAGCAGCGGAATTTCACCGCGCGGCATGATCGTACGTAAATCCCCCTCCGGCCAGCTGACGATATGCCACGGCAGCGCCGTCACGTCACACTGCGCCTTGTCCAGCTCGCTCGGCTGCGTGGTCGCGTCCGGGTGGCTGTGCACGATGGCGGTGACTGTTCCCCAGTCCTCAGCAGCGGCATAGTCTTCCGGGCAAAGGACAAAGTTGTCCTCTGGGGTTGCGGCGAGGTTGCGGCAGGGGAAATACCTCTCCACCCTGCTTTTCTGCGCCACCACCCCGCAGCATTCGCGCGGATATTCAGCTTCGGTATGAGCCATGATGGCCGCAATGGTCTTTTTACGCATGTCAGCTCCGGATAAGTGAGGTGCCCGGGAAGCCGCCGAACGACAGCTCGTTACCTTCACCGAACCGCAGTTTGCAGGCGGTGAGTGTCCCGTTACATTCATCGCGGGACGGGTCGTCCACCGGGTTGTTGTTTTTGTCGAAATAGCGCGTCCCGGCGTAATCACAGCCATCGCCGGTGCGGTATTTGTTGCGGATGCACCATGTGCACAAGGAATGAAGCTGGCGCGTCGGGATCATAAGCCCCTGCAGATCCATAGGGCTGGATAACGCAAACTCCACTACTTCGCTAGTTTCTGAGCTTTTCGCCTCGATATACCAGACCTGCAGCTTTTCCTGCGTCGCGTCTGCTGTCGGATTTCCGCCCTGAAAATTCCGCGCATCAAGATACTGCGCCAGGGTGTCGTGAATCGTCACTTTAGCCTGCAGCAGGTCGTCATACGCCAGGCACAGGGCAGTGATCGAGCCGTCCAGGTTAGCGACCGATAATTTTGGCTGCGCGCTGCTGCCGCTGGTTGACGCTTCGATACCTTCTATCTGACACGGCCAGGCTTTATATTCCTGTCCCTGCCACCAGATACTTTTGGCCGGTAGTTTTGATTCATCGCCGCCAGCGGCCACGATCTCCGCTTCTGTATGGGGAACGTTGTGGCTGTGGAAACGCAGCACTTCGCCAGTACCGAACGCCGTACCGTCGACAGAAAAAAGCCGGACCGCATTGCCCGGCTCAAGTTTCTGGTAATCACTGTTTAAGCTCATGGTTTATAAGCCTGCTCAAAGGTTGCGGAAAGATTAAACAGCCCGGCGCCAAGCGGTGTCGGTGTGTAGGTATCACAGCGGTAGAGGCCGAGAGGCTCAAGCGGCGGACGCCACTGAAACGACTTTACGCCCTGGTGCCGATCGAGAAAGGCTTTGATCGCCGCGATGTACGCTTCGGTTCCGGTAAACTGAAGATTCCACTTTTGCGATCGGGGATTAATCCCGTCGCCCGATACCTGTTCGTATCCGTCACCAAACTTAGCAGTGCGGCGGCGGAACGTTACTTCTTGCTCAGCGTTGATGCGCGGGCACCAGCTAAACGTTTCTATAGCCATCAGCGGCCTCCTTTGGCCATATTCCAGACTGCACCGCCCGGCGAAATGTCCCGGCTAATCAACTCGCGGTAGCGTCGATCGACATAATTACCCACCTCACGCCCGAACTGTTCATAGCCGCCAGTCGCCTGGCTTTGCGTGTTTCCGTTGCCGTCAATATGGATAGTGACCTGTGGCGCGCCACCGCCCGGCGCAACACTACCACTTCCCACAGCACGCACACCAAGCGAACCATCGGCGGCGCGGGTCAGCGGCATTATTGCCTCCGGCCCTGCCTCCCCCATCAGTCCGGCACCTTTGGCGAACGCAAACAGCGTCGGAGAACTGACAACAGAATTACTGTACTGGCTGAGATCGGCGGAAGAGTAAACGCCGCCTCTGGCGTTGAACTGAAGTGTTGAGCCGTAGGACTGAAGCGCGGTACCGGAGCTGGCAGAGGACGCTGCGCCGCCAAACAATGAACCGATAGAGCTGGCCGCGTTTGCGAGCATCATGTTCACCATCACCTGTTCGATGATTTTCAAGACACTGATACCCCAGTCTTTCCAGCTCGCTTTGTTGCCGTTGAGCATGTCGACGATGTTACTGCTGATACCAGAGAGCGCGCTCTGCATGGCGTCAGCCGCCAGCGTTGCATAGTTCGTGGAGTCATCCACCCAGTCGGCGAGCCCGTTCCGCGCGCCGGTTACCCAGTCAGCCTGCAGCGCATCAATTTGTTTGTAGTAATCCTCCTGGATTTCCAGCCTTTCAGCCTGCGCATCTTTTAAAGCCTGCGTTTCGCGATCATAAACCGTCTGGCTGATATCACCGGCCTGATACTGCTTTTGCAGCTCCCGCTGCTGGTCAAGGTAGTCGCGCTCAATACCCAGCCGTTCCCTGAGCCGTTCACGCTGCCTGTTGCCAAGTCCGCCCCCCTGAATATCGACGCTCAGATCCGCTCGCGCATTATCGTTCTGCGCCTGCAGGCCAGCAACGAA